TGAAGATAGCAAAGGTGCTACTAGTACGGAGTTAGTTAGGATAAAACAAACTGGTTCTCATACAGGTAGAATAATAAATTTTTATAAAAGTTCAAACCAACATGGAAGTATAGGTCTTACTTCTGTTATATATGGTCAAGGCATATATGCAGCCAGCCAACAGGGTGGACTTAAATTTCAAAACCAATTTACCACTGTAGTGGTTGAGCCTTGTGGTGGAGACGGAGCTGACAAAGATAATTCTGTTGATTTGGGGCGTTCTAGTAATCGCTTTGACGACATATACGCAACTAACGCTACAATACAAACGTCTGACAGAAACCAAAAGCAAGACATAGCAGAGCTATCTGACTCAGAAAGAAGGGTGGCTGTAGCTGCAAAAGGTTTATTACGTAAGTATAGATGGATAGACGCGGTTGCAGAAAAGGGTGATAATGCTAGAATACACTTTGGTATTATTGCTCAAGACCTTGAAGATGCCTTTACTGCGGAGGGTTTAGATGCCGGTAGGTACGCTATGTTTATTAGCACTACTTGGTGGGAGCACGACGGCGAAAAATATTATGAACAAGCACATATACCAGAAGGTGTTACAGCTACAGAGGTAACAAGACGCGGTGTTCGGTACCCCGAATTATTAGCATTTATAATATCAGCTCTCTAGGATAACGCCACATGGCAACAGAATACTTTAAGCTCTCCGAATTCTTAACGGACTGGAATGACACCAAATTAGCTGGGCCAAGACAACACCAATTATGGATAGCTTCTTTACGCGAAGATCAACGAGGGTTAGCTACAAAGCTACAAAGTAAAAGCCTAGACGACCTTGTTGAAGAGTACAATATCCCTGCTTATATAACTCTATATAAGCTACACCCCACATACCAGTACAGAATGGAAAATCCCGACGCCAGTCAAATGGACTTGATGATGGAAGGAATCCCGTTAGAGATGGAAATAATTGGTGGGAATAGGGGGTTACAGGGCGTTCCCTTAGATTGGGCGGATAAGATACTATTTGAGTATGAGTTTTTAAAGCAAAATGGGAACGCCGCTAATTATGAAGAAGCGTGGGCATGGGCAAGAGAAAATGCTGACCCAGTGACGTACGAAGAGTTTGCAGCGGTACGCCCTCTTATGGACTTTAACTCTAACGGGCTAGCTTTTAATTCCGTTGCTGACGCGCATAATGACCGTTTTCGGGACGCCCAAGAAAATCCTCCGCCTCTCCCTTATGACGACGGCACCTCTTCGTCTGTAATGGGAATGTACACAGGAAACACCCAACATCTCCGTGACCTAGCGGCATCTTTTGACGAAGGCTCTGACGCCCAACTAAACTTGCTAGAAATGGCCGAAAAGTATGAAGCAATGGGGCCGTTGGGTCTGGCAATACACATAAAGGGGTACAGTCCAGAAGTTATTGCTGATTACATAGACAAAGACGGCGCTGTACCTCCAACAGCGGATCAATTATCAGCCGTTTTTTCTGACCCAGATACAGACCTTAGTAAATATGGAAGCGGAGATGTTACTACTGCGGATGCGCAAGCCAATTTTACTAAGGAACTGGGGGATGCTACAGAATTTGGCCTGTCCACTAACCTCTTTGACCTTGATGGTAATGGTAAGTTAGACGCTCTTACTGACGGCGTGCTAATGTTGCGTTACCTGTTTGGGCTTAGGGGCAAAATGCTTACTGACGGCGCTGCAGCACGTGACGCTACACGTACTGACGAAGAAATTGAAGAATATCTAAATCAAGTGGCTGACGTTAGTAGCGACCTTGGTGGGTTTTTAGATATAGATGGTAATGGTAAGGCTGATGCGCTTACTGACGGGGTGCTATTACTGCGTTATGGGTTTGGTCTTAGGAATAATACAGATGACCGCATGCTTACCTCCGGGGCTACGGCCAACGTTAAGTATAGAGATGTTGACTTATCTGAGAAACAAGTAGCTGAAAAAATTGAAGACATGCTAACGCTTGTCCCCAAGAAAGATGCAGATGGCAATTATTATGTGGTGGATAAAGCGGGAGAAAGAGTAACCTACGCTGACTATGAAACTAGTCTACAAGAGGAATTTCCGGAGCAGGGCCAAGGGCCAGTTGACCCTGTAACTCCATACGAATATGACCCTTCAAATAATCTATTTAGCATTATAACCGACGACGGAAGAGACCCAACTAGCGAAGAAATGGAGGCTCGACTTCGGTGGTTTGACAATAACCCCGCAGAATCAGAAGGAGTTGGAGATAGTAGGACTGTCGAAGTACAACGTATGTTGGACGATTATGGCTCTATGTTTAATGCTATATTGGATAACGTTGATGTTGGCGATAGAGATAAAGACGGAACACATAACTATTTGGATGCGTTTGCAGATGATAGTAGATTCACTACTGTAGAGCAAAAAGACACGTTTGACGCCGAGATGGCGAGGGTAGAGGAGCAAAGACAAAAAGAAGCAGAAAGGCAACAAGAGATAAGGGATGCGCAAACTGCTAGGAACCAAACACTAGGGTTTAGTAGTACGGGCGGAGCGGAGAGATACCCACAACAAATATTTACTAACGCTGACGCGAACACCGTACACTACCAAGGATTTAGCGTTCCACTAACCCCACAACAAATATTAGATGGGGTCAAATCTGTATATGAAACAGGAAAATTTACTGACCCTAGGTATGCCAGACTAGGCAAGGGTGTAACTGACGCTGCCACTGAACTATATTTAGACGAAGACGCCCCAAAGGAAAGATTTCAAGTCAGTGGTTTCTTTAATTCGTCTGTCAGTGGTGATGACGCCATAGATCAATTTTTAGCCAAGTACACATTTGGTACAGCACTAGAAGGTCACGCTGCAGGCGCTTTTGCCCGTGGAGGCAAGTACCAAGTTCCCATAACATTCAGCACTGTGGAAGGTTCAGAGTTTTCTGACGATGACTACGTCACGCTAGACGGAATAATAGACACATGGCTACCAAAAAACGAACAGGGCAACCGTCCCAATGAACCTCTGTCCGAGGCACTAGTAGGTGACCCCATAAAAGGTGTTGACAAAGTGCCTACAGTAGACGAAATGGGGCGGTACTATTTTGCCTTTTTAGATGAATTTGGGCCAGAAATGACTAGGTGGCAGTTTGCCGACTTACCTGAACAATATGACCGTATATGGCAGCAAGTAAAAGAAGATATAAAGGTTAATATAAAGGCTTCCAATATACAGAGGGAGTTTGCAAAAGAATTTAATATCTCTGACATACGAGCTGCTGATGGCATAGAAAATATAGACTCTACTAGAATAAAGGCATGGGCGGAAAGTTTGCCCAACGAAACCGATGCGCAAAAACTATTTAGAGACGAAAGTTTAAAAATAGCTGACGCAGTTAAAAAACATCAAGAAGATCCCGCTAGTTTGACCTATAAAGAAAGCGCTTACCTGAACGAGTTTAGAAATGCAGAACAAGGATTTTTTGAGCTGCCAGAACAAGAAGAAGATCTTTTTGGTGGTGAAACAGCTATTGGAGAGTTGCAAGAGTTAATAGGGTATCAAGAAATACAACGTCTTTGGAAAGAAAGAGACAAAGAATACGCTGAGTATACTCAAGATGAAGTGTGGGATGCTACAAGAGCAAGTTGGCGACACGGACAAGAAAGGCTCTCAGCAGTAAGTAGCGACAATTTTGTAAACGGTATGCGGGTATTCCCTGATGGCACTCCTGTAAGTGCGGACTTCTACATACCTAGAATGTCTTGGCAATTAAACAATCAGTTTGAGGAATGGCAGGGTGACTTAGCAAAGATGAACCTGCCATTATTTTTGGAGCAAGACGAACGCACTCAAGATTTCATAGACGAGGTCTTTGGAGACTTCCCGCTTTGGTATGACAACACTAGGTTGTACATGAAAGACCCGTATTCCGGCGGTGACCCATTTGAAACCCTAGATAGTCATTATCAGGTACAGGGATACCAATGGATAACTTCTAGAGGCGGAGACGTATACTATGACGGAGAAATGCCAGACTATAGCGAGTTTGCAAATCCCGGTAAGAGGAATGAAGGCGAAGGATTCTTAATGGATCTAAGCGGTGGCGAAGCCCCTGTAGGTAGTTATACTATGGTATGGGTAGCGCAGCCTAGGTATGTGAGCGACACAGAGCAACTTTTAGACGACCCCCTAATTAATATTTTTGCATCACTTATTCCGGGGGGACAGCTAGTCTTAACTGGACTGAAAGTCCTTAATGAACACCTTAATGAGGGTAGGTCAGTTAAGGGCATTGATTATGCTAGCGCTATAATATCCTACCTAAAACTATCAGGTAAATTAAACATACCTGCTTCTGAGGCAGAGGCTGCTGAGATTGCTGACAAAGCGGAAAAAGCAGCGTTAGCGGGTGGGGCGACAGCGGCAGAAGCAGCCATAGCGGGGGCACAAGCATCAGCAGCAGCCCTAGCAAACATTGGTCTGGGTTCGTTATCTGCTCAACAATCCATAGCACTAATAAACGCTGTGGGTGCAGGAGATAATATAGGTTCGGCCCTATTTAGTGCTTTTGGCGCAGATTACGTATCTAATGCTTTTGATTACTTCAATGTGCCATTTACTGAGTTTCCATCAAACGTACAAAGCGCCATAACCCAAGTAGCTACCGATGTGCTTGACGGAGACAGCTTTGAAGATGCTCTAAATAAAGAATTAGCATCTCAAGTTGGAGATTACGCGGGCGACGTTGTAGGAGAGTTCTTTGAAGAGAATGGCATAGGTGACAAGGTAGGAGAATTTTTCTCTGAATTAACTGGTGATTTAGAAGACGCCGTTAAAGTTGCGGGTAACATATTTGATGATGAGGTGTTACAACCTTTAATAGAAGGGGTTAGAAACGTTCTACCGGAAGGCGGAATAGAATCCCTAACAAGCCTAAGTAATACTTTGCAGGAGTCGTTTAACTCGTTAGAGGGTGTAATACGAGAAGCTGCTACTAATATAGACGATACAGTAATTGACCCAATAACCGATGCCATAAGAGGGTCTACATCTAAATTTGTAGGTGTGTCAACAGCTTTCCCAGAGGGACTACCCAAAGATGCCGTTGAAGAAGCTGAAGCCATGATAAACGGCGTAGTCACTTCTATGGGCATTACCCTAGATGAACTTGGTGATGATGCAACTAATATTCTAAAAGAGTCTGTTGGTACCCTCATTGTTACTGGAGAGCTAACAGAAGAAACTAAAGCCCGTATACTTACAAGAGAGCTAGTAACAGCAGAAAGGATAGAAGCTGCTTTTGGCCCTGATTCCAGAATAATAAATGGTATAACTCCCGAAATATTTACCGCAGCCCTAAGAAACGCATTGAATGCCTCTATGCTTGGAGGTGACTCTAGTTATGCCTTCCAAACAACTATAGCTAAGTCCGTAGAGACAAGGTTACAAAATGCTATAGACGGAGGACTAAGAGGTCTGGTTCAAGATGCAACGGAGTTCTTTGAAAATACCTCGGAAACGTATAGGGACGCTAGACAAGCTGAAGAAGACAGGGATGAGATACCCGGAAAAATACAAGATGAACTAGAAAAAATTGATGATATAAATACAAGACAGACTACTCGTGCTGGAGAAATAGCTACTTTACGAGAAGTGGCTAATGCAGACGGCGCTTCAGACGCTGACAAAAAAGCATACTACGATGCGGTTGCGGAAAATAATAGGCTACTTCCTCTAGAACAATTAGAACTAGAAGGCATACAAACAAATATAACAGAGCTAGAAAATGAGTTTATACGACTAGATACCGTATTTGACAATAAGGTAGCCGATTTATCTACCATTACAGTGGATAGAGATGCTGCGCTAGAACCGTTTTATGGTGATGTAAAAGAAAGCGTAATAAAAGATTTTAACTCTGAATGGAAAGGCGCAGCAGAATACGCGCAGGCTAATGGTATATCGGAAGACGAGGCGCTTGACCATTACATAAGTCAGGGCTTGATGGACGGCGTGCCAGTAAACATGGATCAGTATAATAATGTTTTCTATGGGCAAATATCAGACCAAACAGATGATGTTTTGCGTATGGCTGGGATCGACACTAGCAAAATGACTGACGGCCAAAGAGGAGCCGTAATAAACCAAGTCTTTACTACTATACAAGAACAAAATCCTGAAGAATTAGGGCTAACAGATTTACAGTTTTTAACACAGGCTTTAGACCCTGAATCTGATTTAAGAATAAATCTTGACCCTACTACGATTGTGTCTACCGCTCTTAGCCCTCCAGATACACCGTTGCTTACTATACCTGAGATAAATTACACCCTTGTAACACAAGACTACACAAACATAGTGTCAGGCATGTTGTCTGAAGTAGAAAACGATCCGGAAGCACGAACAATGGTATTGGATGCGTTATCTACAAACCAGTTAAGGCTTGTAACTTTACCCGACGGGTCTAAAAAGTGGGTGCAACCAACTACCCTAGTACAATGGCAGGGAGTCGAAGGTGGTCATCAGTTAACTGTTTCAGAAAGACCTGCAGGTTTAACACTAACAGAAACGGCAATGTATGACCCAACGGCATACCTACAGGTGCTAGGTATTCTACCGCCAGAAGAAGCTAGAGTTGCAGAGAACAACGTGCGGGCAGAAACCGGGCAAGATCCAATACCTGAAGGTGAAACTTCTTGGGCATATAGAACTATACAAGGACTACTTGACGATGCGGCTAAAGCGGACGAGTCTGGAGACTTAGCATTTCAGAGCGTAGCAGACGAGCTTGACGTAGGCGGTAATGCTGCTTTTTGGTCAGTGGTTGTACGTGGGGGTGCACAAGTAGTAGAAGGGTTTAACAACCTAGCAATGGGGCTTAACCTTAACAACAAAACGGCTAATGCTAAAAGGGATGCTAGAAATGCGTATGAAGCTGTATTGTTAGGGGGTGGAGACGAGACTGCAGCTCAAGAAGCATACGACAGCACCTACGCCGCTGCTATGGCAGATATAGATTTCTCTATGGAGAACGACCTATCCAAACAGCTAGACGCCATTCAAGCTATGGCTATGGGGTACATGTCTCCAGAACACCAAGAAACTTTCGCTAGCATGCAAGAAAATATATCGAACGCTGAAGGTTTCGGTGGTAAAGCTAAAGCTATTTGGGGCGAGTTTAAAGACCACCCATCTACATTCCTTACAGAATTTATAGCTGTAGAGGGTGTAGGAGAAGTTGTACCTTTGCTTGCAGGTGGCGCAGCGGGATTTGCAACAAAAGTAGCGATAAAATCTAGCGGTAAAGAAATTACAGAACAAGCTGCACAGATAGCAATGTCTACCTCGGCGAGAAACACCGCTTTGGGTACGGACATGCTTGAAGCCGCAGGTGGTGGTTTTACTGAGACATACGATGATGCCTATGAGGTAGCGGAAAGGTACGGTAAAGATGTTTTAGGGTTAGATGGCGCAGAGTTAGAGGCTTATGCTGGAGAGTATGCGGGCACACTAGCATTTAAAGTAGGTCTTGGTAGCGCTTTAATGGTTGGGATATTGGTAGATGGGTCGCAAGCGTTAGAATCTACTATATTTAAAGGTGCATTGGGAGAAGCTGTAGAAGAAGTATCTGAACGTAGTGGGTCTTTTATTTCAGAAGTTGTGGATGGCGCTAAGAGATCTGGTGTAGTAATAGCACTTGAGACTGGCACCGAAGGTATAGAAGCTGCTGT